GGACATCGATACGCTCTTGGATGAGAACACAGGAGAACCCGACTTCCCTTTTGAGTTCGAGTTGATCCGGGAACACGTGCCGGGCCTAGACCGGGGCAACTTGGGTATCTTGTTTGCGCGTCCGGAAGTTGGCAAGACCACCTTCTGCTGCTTCCTTGCGGCGTCGTATATTCGTCAGGGGTTCAGGGTGACGTACTGGGCGAACGAGGAACCGGCAAAAAAGATCAAGCTGCGTATCATTCAGTCGTTTGTTGGTATAACGAAGGACGAGATGAGGAATGATCGTGCGCGGTTACGCGCCGTGTACGCCCGAGAGATCGCACCGTACCTCACCATCATGGACTCGGTGGGTACGTCTGTCGAGGAGGCTGACGACTACGCCAAGCTCAACAAGCCGGACGTGATGTTCATGGATCAGCTAGACAAGTTTCGCATCGGCGGGGAGTACAACCGGGGTGACGAACGCTTGAAGGAAACGTACGTGAAGGCACGAGAGATTGCCAAGCGCAATGACTGTCTCGTGTGGGCCGTGAGTCAGGCTAGTTACGAGGCGCACGACCGTCAATTTATTGACTACTCGATGCTCGATAATTCGCGTACTGGTAAGGCTGGTGAGGCCGACATCATCATCGGCATCGGCAAGACCGGGGCGAGTGACGTGACGAACACGGTACGCCACATCTGCATATCGAAGAACAAGATCAACGGCTACCACGACATGATCAACGCGAACATCGACGTACAGCGAGGGGTATACTACTGATGAATGTACTAACCTTCGACGTAGAGACGACGCACGTGGAAAAGCCGAGCGGGGGCTACACACCTCTGCCGTACTTCGGTAACCGCTTGGTCTCTATCGGATACAAGTGGCTCACGAGTAGCGTGGACTATGATTGCTACTATCATTCGACTGAGCCGCCCACGCCGGGTGCGTACGACAACTTTCAACGCGCCCTCACTTTCGCTGACGTACTCGTCGGCCAAAACATAAAGTTCGACTTGCAGTGGATTCGCGAATGTGGCTTTACTTACGATGGAGACATCTATGATACGATGGTTGCTGAATACATACTTTCGAAGGCACGGCGTTGGCCTCTCGGACTTGCTGCTCTTGCAAGGAAGTATGGTGTCACCCAAAAGGAGACTGACCTTGTTACGCCGTATATCGAGAATGGCAAGACGTTCTACGACATACCATGGGAGATCGTACGAGAGTACGGAATAGCCGACGTGAAGGCTACGGAAGAGATCGCACTGAAACAGCTAGACGCCTTTGGCGTATCATTTGAGGAGTTGTTCGATGGAAAAGGGATTGGTGCCGACACTAAAGTTGTCGCTTGAAATGATAGACGTACTCGCTCGTACGGAACAGGTAGGTTTGAAGATCAACTTGGATACGCTCGACGAGATCGAGAAAATGTACACGGAGGAACTAGAGACCTTAGAGGTGCGCCTGAACGAGTTGGCGCGTGAGGCTATGGGAGACACCCCGATCAGTCTCACAAGCCCTGACGACCGCTCTATGCTCCTCTATTCACGCAAGGTGAAAGACAAGAGGGACTGGTCTCGTACGTTCAACTTGGGTATGGAGCAGCGTGGCGCAACGATGAAGCCGAAGCAGCGTACCCGCTTCTCCCAGCGTGAGTTCAATCAGACCGTACGGCGTATGACCGACATCGTGTATAGGACACGTGCCGAAACGTGTACGTCGTGCAACGGTCACGGTCGTACTCGTGTGACAAAGAAGGATGGTACGCTCGGAAAGGCCGTGCGCGTGTGCAAGCGGTGCGACGGTAAGGGCGTCCTTTACATACCGAGTACGCAGGTTGCCGGGTTCAAGATATCACCACGAGACTCGTACGACGTGGCCTCTGCTGGCTTTCGTACGGACAAGGAGACTCTCGACATACGTTCGTCCGAGTTGTCCGGTTCGGCTCGTGAGTTCGTGAGTGGGTACATCCGGTTCAACGCCTTGCGTACATACCTCAACACGTTTGTAGAAGGGATCAAAAACAATGTCGATGATCACGGCTTCATACATCCGGAATTTATGCAGTGTGTTACGGCGACGGGTCGCCTTTCGAGCCGCAATCCTAACTTTCAAAATATGCCACGTGGAAATACCTTCGCTATACGCAAGGTGGTCGAGAGTCGTTTCGAGGGTGGTATCATCGTTGAGGGGGATTACTCGCAGCTAGAGTTTCGGGTTGCCGGGTTCCTTGCTAAAGATGCACAGGCGTACATCGACGTGAAGGACGGCACGGACGTACACAGTTACACGGCGTCTGTCATCGGCTGCACACGACAGGAAGCGAAGGCTCACACCTTCAAGCCTCTCTACGGAGGCACAACCGGCACCGATGCACAGCAGCGGTACTACCGTGCTTTCAAAGAAAAGTACGAAGGGGTTACTGAGTGGCACGATACTTTGCAGCGTACGGCTGTAGAGAAGCGGGTGATAGCCTTGCCGTCCGGACGCGAATACGCTTTCCCCGATGCCCGCTGGACTAAATACGGCACGGCTACACACCGGACTGCTATCTGCAACTATCCCGTGCAAGGGTTCGCCACTGCCGACTTGTTGCCTATTGCTCTCGTCGCCTTAGAGAAAGTAGTACGCGAGTCCGGGGTACGCAGTGTGATCTGCAATACCGTACACGACTCCATCGTCATGGACGTGCATCCGGACGAAAAAGATATTTGCATAGATATGATGAAACACGCTATGCTGAGTTTACCCTTTGAAACCGTTCGACGTTATGGAATCGTGTACGACATGCCTGTCGGTATCGAGATCAAAGCAGGTAAAAATTGGCTTGACTTACATGAAGTAGAACTGTAAGATGGCCGTTACCTACTATCCAATCGTAAAGGAGTAAAGGATATGGATGGAATAGAAATCATGGAAATGAACAACGAAATGGACGCTCTCGTCGCCGCACTGCAAAGCGATGACACAGAACAGCTAAAGAAGCTCACCGGTCAGGGTGAAGGCGGCGGAGATCGTGTCGGCCTACCTCGCCTGAGCATCAACTACGATCAGGAGACTGACGACGGTTCTCCCCTGACGCGCGGTGACTGGAAGATTTTTATCGACGGCGAGTTCCTCTACGCGCCGGAAGTGAAGATTCAGCCCCTCATGCGTACCTTTGAGTATTCGATGTGGGACTCGACGATGAACGAGGGTAGGGGCGGCTTCTCGTGCAAGTCCGTCCAGAAGCCGGGGTTCGGGGGTACGTTTCCTGACACGGAGGGCGGTAACAAGTGTGGTCGCCTCTCTCGTGACGAGGAAGAGAAACTCGATCAGCAAGACCCGGCGTACCTCAAGAGCCGCGCCGTAATCTGCAATCAGGTTATCTACGGTACGATCAGTGGTACCTTCAAGACCGGTGCCGGAGACGAAGTGGTAATCGAGAACAAGCCGATGATCGCGTACTTCAAGAAGTCTGGCTTCAAGCCGATTGCTGACTTCATTCAGGGTCTCGGTCGCCAAGACAAGATCATGGCGCACTGTAGCATCCTTCTGCGTACCCACCGCAACAAGAAGGGCAGCATCACGTACTGGACTCCGGTGCCTACGCTAGACAGCGTACCCGGTCTTTCGAGCGAAGACAAAGAGCTTGTCGTGAAGTTCAACGACACGATCAAGGGACACAACGAGACCGTGCTTCGTGAGTACAAGTCGCAGGTGAAGTTGCAGATGACCGAAGACGATTCCGACTTGGCATCGGACTTCGCACATGCTTCTTGATATCCAAGACTACATGAGTCGGGCAATCCGGGGGGACGTACAAGTCTCCCCGGAGAACCTCGAACTCTTCGTAAAAGAATCTCGTGAGGCCATCGAAAAACAATTCGGTGGTCGTAAGCGTGAGTACCGCATACGTATGTCCGGCTTAGGCAAGCCCCTCTGCCAGCAGATACTCGACAAATTCGGTATCGAAGAGACGATGCAATACAACAGCATCTCCCGATTTGCTTTTGGGGATTTGGCTGAAGCACTCCTGATGCTCGTCATGCGAGAGGCCGGTATCGACATCGTTGACTTCCAAAAGAAGGTCGAGCTAGAGATTGCGGACATCACCGTAAAGGGTACACTCGACGTTATCATCCGGGGCACGGACGGTGTTGAGCGGGTGTGGGACATCAAGTCCGCAAGCGACTGGGCATTCAAGAACAAGTTCACCGGCTCCGGCGGGTACGAACACATGAAGAACGACGATCCGTTCGGGTACATCATGCAGGGGCATCTCTACGGTGCCGCTATGGGCATGGACTTCGGTGGGTGGATCGTGATCAACAAGTCGAGTGGCGAGGTAGCCATCGTCGAGGCGTACGACTGGACTGGTGAGGACAGGACGAACTATCTTGCGGACGCAGAAGATCGTGTACGTTTTCTTGTCAACCCAGACTCCGAGCCGTTCAAACCGTTTGCTGACGAGTTCGAAACGTACAAGCGGAAGGGTGAGGTAATTCGTACCGGCAACAAGGTTTTGCCGAAGGAGTGTAGCCTCTGCGGCTTTCGGGGGCACTGCTGGCCTGACGCTATCCTACACGAGCGGGTAACGTCACAGGCAAAGTCTCCCCCGAAAGTATGGTACTCTCGGCTCAAAACAAAGGAGCTATGATGTGCCGTACGTTTTCATTCGAGACTACGATCTCGAACTCTTAGAACTCAACAAAGACATGCACCACGTCTACGTCGAGTCACACATCGGTGTGGGCGGCGAACGAAACACTGTGTTCCTCCGACAACACGAGCGTGGCTTACCGCTCACTCTGCGAAATAATTTCAGTGACTTGGGTGCGCTATCTTCGGAAACGGAGAAGCGTGACATAACAACCGTCGAGGCCGAGATCGGAAAGATCAGTCGTCTCGCAAACTCCGGAGCTAACGTATGCGTCCCACTGACTCGCTTGACAAACGAATTCTCTCCTATGGAACGCCTGTCGCCAAGACTGGCAGGATATCTTCTAAAAAGGCTAGCGTCCGTCGGAATGCGTCTATGAAAAAGAGTTCTGCTGTGAAGGCCGGATTCCGGTCGAACTTCGAGTTGAACCTCGCACGTACGCTTGCGGAGCGGGGAGTTGAGTACGATTACGAATCGATCAAACTCACCTACGTACCGAAGCCCCGGACGTACACGCCGGACTTCTACATTCCTGAGACGGATATCTACGTCGAAGCGAAGGGGCATCTCGATAAAGGGGATCGCACTAAGATGCTTCTGATCAAGGAACAATATCCTGAATACGACATCCGGTTTGTGTTCCTACGCGCAAACAACAAAATTTACAAAGGCTCGAAAACCACCTATGCTGACTGGGCTACCAAGCACAAGTTCGAATGGGCAGAGGGTTCGATCCCAGAGGAGTGGTGTAAGAATGGACGATAGAGATATGCAGGGAATGTTAGAGAAGGCGAGTCTTCTACCCGAGCGGTGGTACCTCGTCTTTCGGCAGGGTGACGACGATCATTTGATGATGACGGCGTACGACACGACCGAAGAGGACGAGGATGACGAGTACATCCCGGCGGGTGCGATTGTTTTGGCAGGACTCATCGAACTCATGGAGACAGACTTCGAGCGTGTAATGTCTGCAGGTCTCGCCCGGTTGCAGTTCGAAGCTACACAAGAGGCTATGGTCGAAGAGACAGGCAACAAGCCAGACGTGAAGCACGATCCTGAAACGAACATCGTCAAGGTTAGCTTCGGGAAGACACAATGAGACACGAAGAGTATATGAGGAAGCGGATGGAACAGGAAAGTTTACAGGGTATGGCAAACGCGGCGTGGGTGAACGGTCGAGATGACATGGTGAACTCGCCACCACACTACAATCAAGCAGGGGTTGAGTGTATCGATGCCATCCGTGCAGCTACGGACGAGGGCTACGAGTATTACCTGCAGGGAAACATAATCAAGTACCTGTGGCGGTATCGCTACAAGAACGGTGTCGAGGACTTGAAGAAGGCACAGTGGTACTTGGAGAAACTTATTGAGGAGACAGGCCGTGAATAACATGCTACCCACCCCATACCAACAATTTATCCACAAGTCCCGCTACGCGCGTTGGCTCGACGACGAGCAGCGTCGTGAAAACTGGGACGAGACTGTCGAACGCTATCTCAAGTTTATGATCTATCAGGTGAAGGGTAAGCATCAGTTCGATCTTCCCGCGAAAGACATCACTGACTTGCGGGATGCTATCCTGAGTCTTGAGATTATGCCGTCTATGAGGGCGATGATGACAGCAGGGCCAGCCCTAGCTCGTGAC